TTTTCATTTTCGCCTCAACTTCTTCAATGGGTTCTATGTGCGCATTTTTGGTTTTTTCTACAAGCTCTAAAACGGATTTTCTAAAGATGCGCAGCATACCATTGGGCTTGCAATATTCCAGTTTTTCATCAATACACCATCGCTGGATAGTTCGCTCGCTTACCGAAAAATATATTGCAACCTCGTCTGGGCGTAATAAATCTCTATCAGGCAGCCCTTTTATTTCCATCCCTTCACCCATGACTGCCCTTTTTGTTTTTGTATAAATGGTTGTCTCGGCTGCCGGGCAGGTTCTTCTTTTCGGGAGGGGACAATCTCCTCCCTTATCACAGGTTTTAGCTTTTGGGCAATGGCTTCAAACTTCGGATTCAATAATTCTATGACTGCTATGTTGCCGACAACCATGTCCAGCGCTTCATTTCTTATATCTTGCCTTTTCTTTTCCCAAACTCTATAAGGCCGTCCGCCTTTGTATTTTGTGAGGCATTGCTCGGCGCAAAGCTGCTTAAAAAAATCATAATCAAGGGCATCGGAAAAATGCACATATCCTGGGCCAGGGGATTCTATTTGCAAGCGGGCAAAGAGCGTGTCCTTTGCCGTCTCTGTGCCTATGTTGATAAGCGTAACCCTGCCTTTGTCTTTTCCCTTTTTCTTGCGCGGGTCGGTAATAGAGATAAGCGGCTTACCAACGGTTGATGCTCCTTTGGTTGCATAGATTCTGCGGCCTAATTGACGCGGGCGCACAAAGCGGTAAACCTCCGGCGCAAGGTAGCCTGAGTCAATGCCTGCCGTAACGAGCCGCAGCTTTGCGCCGCTTTCATGCAGATATTCTTTTTGCAAAAATCTGTCCAGGTCGCCCTTAACCTGTTCCTGAGCAAAATCTCCGGGAAGGATTGCCCTTTCTATAATCCAGCTCTCATATCCCTGTCCCCACGCTATGACGCACACCTCTACGCGGTTTGCCTGGATGTCGGCATAAGCCGAGAGGATGCAGGCATTCATAGGGATTTGCCATGCTGCGCCATCGGGAGCGAATTTATAGCGGCGCTGATAGAGGTCGTCTTCCTTGAGGTTGTCGCCTTGCTGGGATTCCACAAACGGCTCTGCAAGATAGTCGTTATAAAAATCTATAAGTTTTGCCTTGTCGTTTTTGGATTGCATATACACGGATACGATTTCAGAAAGCGACACATCCGGCGAAATAAAACTCGGCAGATGATATGCAATTGTGCGGGGTCTTTTTATATGCTTGCCTTTTTCTGCCTGCCATTCGCCGTTATGCACTGCGAGGTCTTTGTCTGTGTCTGTCCATTCTGCAGGGCAATGCTCGCAAACATAACGGGCTGCTCCCTCCCTTTTTATTTCTTCTTGCGTTGTCGCTTCAGGCCATTTGAGTTGGCCGAATTTCATTATCTGTGTTGCGCCGCATTTTGGGCAGGGAATATGATATTTAAAAATAACATCTGCCTTGTTATATGCCTTCCAGATTGGCCCGTCTTCACGCGTGGGCGTGGAGACTTTGAAGATTTTATACGTATATCGGAATGTCCTTGCCCGCTTCTCGCCAAGCGTTATCGGATCTGTTTCCTTGCCGATAAACGGCGGGTATTTATCAACCTCATCAAAGAAAATATATTTAACCGGAAAAGACGCCAGCGCAGAGGTTGAGTTAGACCATGCCATATACACAATCGCGCCGTTGTTGAGTTTTATGCGCCGCGATGCCGTGTCATCAGGGTTTGCGGACAGGAGTTCTCTCAGGCGCGGGGAATCATTCAGCATGGGGATGATCCTGTCCGATGCTGTTTTTTTGGCGTCTGTTTCTCTCGGCATAACAAACAACATGACAGACGGGTCCCTCTCCATTGCATACGCGGCGCAATTATACTGGCTTTCGGTTCCGCCGGTCTGCGGCGACTTGCAGATAATCACCTCACGGACATGCGGCAGCGCCCATGTATCCATGATATGAACAAGATGCGGGGATATGCTGTTGCGCCACGGTCCTCTATGCGCTCCCATGGTTACTATGCGGCGCTGCTCTGCCCACTCACTCGGCGTCAGTTTTTCCTTGCGCGCAAAAACCCGGCGCTCTGCCCCGCTGAAGGCAAAGGGGATAAAGAGTTCCCCCTCTGTCATTCCCGCAGGAATCCCTTCTGTCATTCCCGCAGTCTTTAAGCGGGAATCCAGTTTTTTTATCTGGGATTCAGTCTGCATTATTCGTTTGCGCCCCCCTCTGTTTTTATATTTGGGACTTCAAATTTTATAGGCTTGGAATAGTGATTGAAGACTTCTTCTATATGCTCCAACCATATATCCACGAGGTCGGGGATTTTATCCTGACTGCCCTGCACCAGGGTTACTATGCGCGGGGCAAAACTATGGATGAAGTCCATGCCGAGATTGTCTTTTAAATATGCGGCGCGGGCTGCGAGCTGCATTTCAACATCACTTTTAAGGACATAGACGGCTCGGTTGATTTCATTTTCCATTGTGAGTTTTTCAGCCTTTTGTTTTGCGATTTCCGTTTCCCATTTGATTTTTTCCGCAGGGTCAATGTCTTCATAATCCGAGCCGTCAAGTTTTTTCAGGAAATATGCGGCGTATTTGTCCGCGTCTTTTTTGAGGATGCCGCCGTCTTTTTGTTTATCAATTTTGCCCTGGTCATTATAGAGTTTGGTTTTTTCAATTTTCCAACCCTCGGCCTTTAAATATTCCAAAACTTCCGGAATGCCTGCAAGAGCGGCTTGAGCAGGATTCGCCTCCGCCGCCTTTCGTCCCCGGCATTTTACAAGTGCATCCCTGGCTGCCTCCCAGTCTTTGAGGTTGGCGCTGATGGGCTCCTGCTTATATGCTTCCATTGTCTTTACAACTGCCCGGTTAAGCAGATTTTCTTCTTGCGCCAAGAGCGCGTTTATTTTGTCGTTGTCGTTTGCCATTTTGTTATTTGTTCGCAAGCAATGCCTTCTGCCTAACCCTACGTTCAACCCGGACTGCGTAAAAGCGCGCCGCCGGTTAACTCCGCAAAAGCGCGGAGCCGGTTATCTCTACATTATGCTTCACTTAGTATGACTTCTGTTGTTTCACACTCATCTGGTGTATCTGCGAATGAACAGATCGACTGGCCTGCAACCCATCCATCAGCACCATCCCATTTTGCAATTAGTCCGCATTCATGTCGCTCAAGTATTACCCATACATCAGTCCCGCCCATATATTTGAAGCGTGTTCCTAGTGGCAGGCTTCTGAACAGCCTAACCCGGCATTCAAGAGGGACTGCGGATATACGTGTTTTCGTGTTATTTATCGGTTCCATCGCCGCAGCCCCTTAATTTAACGTTAGAATCCTCGGCCTTTACTCGCTCTACCATGTTTTTATGCATTATTTCTGCCTGTTCCCAATTTGTGCATCGTTCCTGCTCTCCGTCCAGAGAGCCGCCAAATACCATAGTTTCAAAAAGTAATGGAGGGCCGCTATCATAGACATGATCAACACCAAGGAAAACCGTGCTCACGCGCACCTCGCCCACATATTCATCAGCTACATGCCGTTTCAAATCATTCTCTTCAAACCAAACCGCCCACTTTTCCCAGTCATTGCACTCAACAGTTTGCTTTCCATCCAAAATATATATGTCTCTCATCATTCCCCTTTTTTTTATATTTCCACTGCTTTTATCCACTCTCTAATATTCCCGCCTGCCTTAAAATAATCTCCGGGGTCTTTGCCCGTTGGCACTGGGAAGCGGCTTGCCTGCGGGTAGCGCTGTTTCCACCATTTCCACGCCTCCGCTCCTGCCGTGTCATAATCCATTGCAAAAAGTATTTTATTTGCATCTTTTAAGAGCGCATGGGTCGTTATGTCTGGCCTTGCGCTGCTGTTGCCTATGGCGATTGCGCCGATATCGCCTGCCTCTTGCGATATCAGGATTGCATCAAGTTCGGATTCAACGATAACCCATGTCTGTGGGGACGTGTTATACGCCCCAATAATCATCGGCGCGGTGTTGGAGCTGGGGATAAGAATGTATCGCGGCTCGCCTTTGGGTCTGCGGATGCGGATGCGTAAAATCCCCCTGCCTTCGGCTTCCTCCTCTTTTGGGGACGTTAAGGAGTTATATGGAATAACCAGACCCGCCGGTATCCATAATTTTTTGGGTTTGCCGTCATCTCTTTTTTCTTCAGGCAGTCCCCACGCCTGCCGATGCCGGTAGATGTCTTCCGGGTTCCAGCCAAGTTTAAATTTGCTGATTGTTTCGATTTTGATATTGCGCTCGGTAAACAGCCATTTTATTACCCCTTCATTTTTTAAAAGATTTTCGTGCGCCCAGTTTGTGAATGCCGCCGCCTTCACTTGCCATACCTGCGGCGGATCGGGGCAGGTGCGGGGTTCGTAGGCAGGTTGTATTTGGGCGGGGCCTGCCTCTGCCTTTACAGGAAGAACTTTTCCGAGATATTCACACGCCTCTTTAAATCTCATGCCTTTAACATCCCGCAGGAATTGAATTGCATCCCCGCCCTTGCCGCAACCCCGGCACCACCATTTGCCATTTTCTCCTTGAGCGGGCCAGATATGGAACCTGTCTGTGCCGCCGCATATGGGACAAGGTGATTGATATTCGCCGCCATTGGTGGCGGATACCCTCTTTGGGTTTATGCCGCAATTTTTTGTCAGGTCAATAATGTTCATAGTTTTTAAAATGATGATGA